TCATTGCTTTTTCCCTTCGCTGGATGGTGCGGCGCGCTCCATCGCCGCGATCGCCGCCACCTTGTTCCGGCAGTCGGCGCCCGCATCGAGCGCGTCGATCAGATAGTCGGCCGCCTGCGCGTCCGTGAATTTCCCCCCGGCGCCGATCGGGGCTGGCGGCACCGGCTCGGCCGCGCAGGATAGGTAGCGCGGCGGTACCGCGATCCTACCGGGCGGCGCGGACCCGCAGGCGCTGCATGACAGCATCAACGCCAGGCCCAGCATTGTCGTTTGTCGCTTCATTCTTCGCTACCTCCCGCAATTCGCGCACCTGTTCGGCAGTGCGGACCGTCAAGGACAATTCCGTCAGAGCGGCCGCGCGCGTCGCATCGGCCGCCGCCGCCTGAAGCTTGGCCGCCGTCGCCGCGTTGATGATCGCCGCGCGTTGATTGGCCTGGCTCTTGCCCACGCAAGATGCCGGCGCCCAGGCGACCAGTGCGCCCGCGACCAGGCCGACAATGAAGGGGAGCCGCCACCCCGTTGGCAGCGCGATCATGGCGCCATCCAATAGGCTACGCCGCTCAGCAGCGCGAACCAGAGAAGCCCGCCGATCGGCAGCGCGATCAGGACAGCTTTCATATGCCACCCCCTTCAGCCTTGGCCTTAGCGACCTGCCGGTCCTTCAGCGCGATCGCGCCGGCCGTCGTGCCGATCAACGCGGCGATGCCGGCAGGATAGGCCAGGCAAAAGCCCTCCAGTGTCGCCTGGATCACGCCAGTCGCCACAAGGGTTGGAACCGAAACGGTGAAGACCACGGTTCCAAACGCGCCCAGAACGCGCTGCACCTCATAGGTGCCGTTAATCCCCTCCAGGGCCTCCATCAGCCTCATGGATATGCACCCCAGGGCAATTGCCAATGCGGGCCATCCTTGAACGATTTCCAGTCGCCACCCCATTCGATCGGATGCCCAATGTCCGATGCCGCCCGCTTCACGATCGGCGCGAGACGATGATAGAGCGGCCAGTCCCAGGACACTTTGCCGCCGAGCAACGGAGCAAGATCCACCGCATGGCCAGTCAGGTGTCGCGACTTCATCGTTTTCGATGCGCCCTGCGCCACCAGTTCCTTTTGCCGGGCCAGCGTACGCTTGCCTTCCAATACCGTGAAATCCAGATCTGAGATTGCAGCCGCTCGCTTGACGATGGCGACCAGGTGCGGATGCACTCCCTCCAGCCTGGACAGGCTGCGCGTTCCCAATATGATCGTCATGCTACTTTCTCCCCGATCACTCGACCTTCAGAAATTGCCAATTGCACCTGCTGGCGCAGGTCGCCGGTGGACATGGCGAGCACGAAGCCCTCCAGCTGCTGGATGCGCTGGACCAGGCGCGTTTCCATCGCGGCGCACTGGACGCGATCAGTCTCTATCGTTGCTTCCAGTTCGGCGATCCGGTCATCCTTTGCCTTGCCAAGGATCGACCACATGAATTTTCCCACCACACCCCAGAAGGCGGAGCAGGCAATGCAGCCGGCGGCGAAGGCCATGGCCAGCTGGCCACCATGCTCGCCCGTATAGTCAATGCTCAAAGCCTGCCCTCGCATGCCAACCCCGGTTTCAACGGTAAGAAACTTCGATGCGTGTCAGGTTGCCCTGCGCATTGAGGGGCGATCCTCTGTCTTGCAGAGCTTTCACCACAATCTGATCGCCGCCGCTCACCGCCAGCCTGGTGACCTGCGCGTTGACAGATGTGGCGATGGTCGCCGAATTCGTCGCATTGCAGTTATCAACCGCGACAATGGTCCCATTACGGTAGATCGCGACTTGGCGAATGCCGGTGCCGTTCGCGTCGAAAACAGTGGGCGTTAGGATATCGACGCCGACGATCCCTTTATCCTTCGGGATAGTGATGACGCCTGTCGTCGTATTCAGGGCGTCAAAGGGGTCATACAGCACAGAATTATAGATCAGCGGTACCTCAACGGATGGAATTGATGCCACCGACTGGCTGGCCGCAAGCTGACCGATGACGCCGCCCTTGCCCCAAACAATCTGGGACGGCCGCTGCGCCACGACCTGGGCGAAGCGATAGGCCCCTGACCAGATATTGCTGTCCGTGATGTAGACTTGCCCGTTCGGCACTTCCGCGCCGATCGTTACCGCAATATCAATCGGGTTCGCTTTGTCATTATAGGCACCGCCGAACTCATTTGCGTCCAGGCGGATATTCTTCGTCTGGTTGCCGTTGATGGCAACAGCGACGGTCTTTGCCGCCGACGAAATCGAGCATTCGCCCCCGCTGCCGCCCGTCGCAGCGTTGTTCAATATGTATGTCCCTGCGCCACCGGTGCCGGTCCCGAACGCGGTAATAACAGAATTTGGCGCGATGCCCGGCCCGGTGACCTGCTGGCCCAGGGTGATGGGGGTGCCCGCATTCAGAAAATAGATGTTGATCGTCGTGGAACCGACGTCGGCGCCGAACAGGCCGGAACGCGACGCTAGGGTGCGAATGAACTTCGTCCCTCGGATCGTCACGTCAAAGCAGTTGTTCAGCTTGACCCCGGTCCAGTCGGATACCGCACCCTGGGCGTGGTAGAAAATCCCGTCGGTAATGGCGATCTGGCCGACGCCATCGAAGTCGTAGATGCCCTCGAATGTGTTTGCGTGGACGCCAATGAAGAGGCCGCCCGGGCGACCCGCCAGTCCAAGGTCTGGCTTCCAGCGAAGCACCTTGCCGCAAAACACGAAGACGCCGCCGAATTGCGACACACCCTCAACCGCTCCAGACACATCGCCCCAGAGCTTGTAATAATATCCGGTCGGGTTGTTGAAGACCAGGTCGGTGGGATAATTGGGGCCGCGCGCCTGCATTGCCAGCGGCGATATGGTGCATGCGGCCTCGCTGTCATTGTCGCTGCCGCTGTTGCTGCCCGACCACCAGCAATTATCGAGCCGAGCCCCATTTACGCCGTTGAGGTCCAGATCAATGCTGAACCACTGCGACGATTGTGTAGGATCGCTCGCGTCCTGCGCGCCGCGAAACTCGACATCGCGCATGTATAGGCGAGGGCCGGATCGATAGTCGAAGCCGCTATAGGGGTAATTGATCTGAAGGCCGATGCCGCCTGTAGCGCCCGCCTCGAACGTCAGTTTCTCGATCGAGATCGGGTCATTGCTCTGCGGGACATTCAAAACGATGCCAGCATTGTTACCCTGCCGAATGACCGTTTCGTCACTGCCGTTGCCTTGAAGCATCAGAGCGGCAGCCAGGATCTGCCCGATCACAAGATAAGAGGATCGTGGCAAGCCGAGCGCCCGCTTGACATTGAACGCGGACTGCAACGCCAATCGATCATTCACAGCACCATCGCCCACAACGCCGACCGGCTTTGTGTTGATAAGATCACCGCCGCCGGACGCGGCAATATCCTGGCGCAGCGCCGGATCATTGCCGGTTCCAGATGCACCGCCGATACTTCCGTCAGGAAGTCCGACGAAGAATTTGCCAGCCCTTTCGTTCTTCGACGGAAAGCCCGGCGCCGTTTCGCCATCGGGAACCATCAGAGCGCGTGCTTCCGTGCGCCGAAGATCGTCATCCTGCTCCTGCGCGATCATCATCTGACGATCGAGCGCGCCTTCATGACTGGCGGCCGGGAAGCGATCGCTATTCGTATATTGCGCCTGCTGCGCCCGATCCGTCTGGCGCCGGATCCGCAGACGTGCGCCGGCAACACTGCTAACCAAGGTCAGCGATCCGCCATCGTCGGTTGCGCCGCCAGCAATAGAGTAGTCAGTGCCAGGCTGTAGAACGATTATCGTGCCGTCCGGCAATACCCGGTTAAGCGCGATCGCGCCCGACAGGAAGCGGAACGGAATGGCAAACGTCAAAGTCGTGCCATTTTCCAGATAATCTTTTTTCGACGATAGTGCGGCGACGGTCACTGAACGCTCTCCCCGAAGGCGTTGGAGAAGTCGGGCGCATCCGGTGCCGTCTCACCGGGGGCCCAATAATATTGGGTTTTCTGATCGCGCGCGTAGCGCTCCATCCGACGCCAGGCGCTGCGATAATCGGGGTCGATCTCTTCCTGGATCTGGTCCGTCACCAGGCGGTCAAAGGCGAGCTTGGCATACCAGAGCGAGCCGCCGGGCGCGTTTTGGCGGGCGAGGCGAGCGGCCTCCCACGCGGGGCGCTTCGAAGTCGGGATGCTCATCAGCGCATTGACATCTTGGATTACGGGGCCAGCAACGGTACCCGCGAGACCGCCGCCAAAGCGGTTTTGCGTCGATGACAGGAAGTCTCCGAAGATGCCGAAGCCGCCGCCCTGAAGCACAGCCGCACCCCAAAAGGCAGGATCACTCATATCTCGCGGATCTTTGCCGGTGGAGAACAGCTTCAACTGAGCCGCCATCGCACCCATCAATGTTGTGCCAATCACCAGCCCGGCCGCGTAGCGCGCCGCATTGCCGGCCGATTGCTCCATGATCCGCTGATGTTGCTTGAAAAGCATCGAGATGCCGAACGACTTGAACAGAAGCGTTGAACGGGCGATTTCTCCGATCACCGTCCCTCGCGGCGCCACGCTGTTTATTCTCGCGCGCGTGTTAAGATCCGCGACCGGAACTGCAAAATCCGTTTCCTGAAGGATCATCTCCAGCATCCGGTCGCCTAGCGCTGCGTCTTCGATATTGCTGGGCTTCAGCCAATCGACGCCGCGATCGGGCTCCAACGGCGTTGCACGGATCTTGTCCCACCCGCCTGCGTCGATGCCGTTGCGCGCCATGGATCGCTGCAGCGCTGGATCCAGCGCATCGAAAGACTTGCCAACCTGGTCAGACAGGTGACCCATAAATTCCATGCCGAAGGCCCAGCGGCCTGCCTGCGTCCAACGCGACAAGCCCGACGCGCGCAATACGCCTTCAGCCAGGCGACGGGAGAATTCGCCGGTCAGTTCTTCATTGAGGTAGCGGCCTTGCGCTGACGATCGCTGGCCCCATTCGTCGGCGATCAAGCCCAGGCGCACCGCCAGCTTCTGATCCGCGCGCGATCCGGGCTTCAGCAGCTTCACATAATCGCGGATCATGCCGGCTGCAGGCAGGCCATTGTAGCGCCGCGTCGAATACTGAAACGCCAGATCCGTGACGGCCGACAAAGTCGCGCTTCCCAGTTTTGCCGCCGTCTGGAAACTACGCAGAGCGGAGAAACCTAAAGCCAGCGTACGATTTTCCGGTCGCTGAGACGCCCCACTGAGTTCATCCCACAAGCGATCGACGACGCGGCTGCCAGCATGGGCGGCATCAACAGCCTTGCTTCCAGGAGCTGTGTCCAGGGCGGCCGACTTGGCAATGCTATCCTTGACCCACTGGATCGATGCAGCCGGATTGGGGCCAAGGATTTCCATTGCGGCCACTTCGCGCGACAGGCCGTCGATATGACCCATCATCGCATCGAACGCCGTGCCAGCCCCGAAATCGGCTTGATAGGCCATCCAGTCGTCGGCGCCCTTGAAGATCAGGAACCGGCTGTCGCTATGTCGATTGGCCATTGAGCCCGCGCCGGCACCGCCTGCCTCGCGCTTGTTCCAACCATCCGTCCGGAGCGTTTCGAATATTTCGCGGAGAAACCCGTCATAGCGCGCATCGGTGAAAGGCAGGCCGGTATCGCGATCGATCATCCGGGCGCGGTCGAGCCGGGGGGCTATGGACGCATACCACACATCGAAACCTGCTTTACGAACAGCGCGACTATCGTGCGCCTGGGGCATCCCCCATTTTTCCAGCTTGCCGATGTCGCCGCCGGCCGCATTGAACCGCTGGCGCAGCATGTCGGCCGTCTGTCCCCAGGCGTCGGCCATCTCGCGCGCCGCCAGATTTCCGCTCGACCCCGGCTCGAACGCCTCGCGCACGATATCCTCCAGCTGGGCGCGGTTGCGCACCTGGCCGAACAGGTTGCGGCTATGATCGGACAGGATCTGATCCATCATGCCATGCGCGCGGCCCCGGATCGCGGCCGTCCGCCCGCTGACATTGGAGTAGGAAGCCCGGCCGTCGCGATCCAGCAGCGCCGCCCCAGCGCGCGGATCGATGGCCGTGCCGGACCTCCCCCCATTATAGCCGGTCATGCCGGCCAACGCTGTCTGTTGCGCCTTCACCTGCAACAGCGTGCGGCGCGCCTTCAGCTGCGCCTCATTCTCCAGCTGCTTCAGCACCTGCGCCGTGGCCAGCGCCTCCGCCGCCGCGCCGCCCATCTGCTGATCATATTGGTTCAGCAGATTATTATAGCGATCGAGCGCGGCCCGCCCCTTGCCCTTGGGGATCTTGCCCTGGTCGATCAGATCGGGAATGCAGACGCCGGCGCTCACAAGCAGCTCCTGATGGTTTCGATGACGGCGCGGTCCTCGTCCAGGTCGGCCAGGATGTCGGCGATCGAGATCTCGCTTCCGTCTTCGAGGCGGAATGCGGCGCCCGCGTCACCCTCCGCCGCATCGAGCAGCGCCCGCATGTCATGCGCCAGGCTTTCGGCCTGGAGGCTGGCACCCTCGCCATGCGGTTCGGAAAATAGATCCAGCTGGCGCGCTTCTGCAGCGATCGCCGGCGCATCGATGCGCGCGGCCGCCAAGTCATCGCGGGTGGCAGGGGAAACAGAGGCGAGATCTTGGGGAGCTAACTCGCGACGTGAACCGTCCACGCGGGACATGACATGGTCCGCCACCTGCGTGGGCGTCAGCGTGTAGCCATCAACCATCGCGTCTCGGCGAACAGGCCCGAGATCGGTGAATTGGCGCATGGCTGCCGCTTCAGCTAAAGGCACATTGGCGGTGCCGCTATTCGCCCCCAACAATTCGCGCGCGCGATCGGCGGGCAGGTCGAGATAGTAGACCTCACCGCTTCGCTTGGCGGCATAACTCGCGGCAATCTCAGGATCTGCCGAAAACCAAAGAGCATCGGCAGTCGTATCGATACCTTGACGAGAATTGGATAAGTCGCCCTGAGCGCGATACACTCGCACCATGCCGTCAGCGACGGGCGGCATAGCCGGCCTGGTCGGGCCGGCGTCAGCAGTCGAACGGCCGATACCGGACGTTACCAAATCATCCTGCGCCAACTGCAAAGCGGCATCATCGTCAAACAGATCCCGCCGCAACTGCGGCAGATCCGCATAGTCGATTTCGATCTGCGCACGGTCAGGCCCGTCGATGGACACGCGCTCGGCATCCATCGCCGGATCACGCAGCACCGGCGCATCGCCCTCTATGTCGATCACTCGCGCATCGGCGCCGGCAATCTCCTCCATCTCGCGCCCCAGCGCGGCCATGCCGCGCCGCAGGTCGCCGGTCGTTTCCGCGCCCTTCGCCGGCCGCATGAAGTCCTGGACATAGGCGCGTAGCGCGCCTGCCTCATCGGCCTGCGCCAGCACCTTGCGGCCGCCATGATCGCCGCCCTGCAATTCATGATGCAGGAATTCCAGCTGCTGGCGACGTGTCGGATTGGGGCCGTAGCGGCGGATCAGTTCAGCCTTGCGCGGGCCGAGCCATTGGCCAAGGCCCATCGCGTCGGACGTCGGGTTGCGCGCGGCATGATTGCTCGCGCTTTCCGCCGCGATGCCGGCGGCGATCCCGCGCGCCTGCGCCTCGCTATAGCCCTTTTCCTGGAAGAAGCCGACGACGTCCGACGCCAGTCGACCGCCCGACATTTTCAGGCGCGGCCGCGCTGCCGTCGTCATGCCACCCGGCACGACCGGCGGGATACGGATCGGCGCATCGGCCGTATTGGCGCGGATGACGGCTTCCATCGATGCCTGCATCTGCGCCGCGTGCGCGTCCATCCCCTCGGGCGTCGGTTCATAGGGGCTGCTAGCCCGGATCTCCGCGTCCCGTTCGATCACATGGATGGCGGCCCGCTCATCGGGCGTGCGCATGTCCGGCGTCACATGGCGCCCGAACACGTCAGCCAACTCGCCATCGCTGACCCCGTCCAGGTTCGCGCGCGACAGAGCCGTTGCCACTTTGCGATCCAGCGGCGTCACGGCGTCCGCCACGGCCCCGATGCCCTTGGCAATACCCTTGACCGCCTGGGGCAGCACAACGTCACCTACGACCCCGCCAACCGCCCCCATCAGCGTATTAAGGCTAGCCTCTCCTAACGTCAGTTCTTCGCCCAGCTGCTCCCGATTATCCGCGACGATCGGCTGCTGTACCAGTTCCAGCCCGCCATTGATCAGCGCGGACCGCCCCGCTTGCACCCAGACCGTGCCGGTTCCACCGCCCAAGGGGAGCGATGCGATGTTGACCGGGTCATGCATGGTTTCCCACACGCCGCCGGCAAAACCCGTCACCGCCTGGCCGACGCCGGACGATCGACCGATCACATCGCGCGCGCCGGCGCGCGCCGCCTTTTCCCGGTCGATGATGCCCTTGCGAAAACTGCCCAGGTCATTGGGGATACCAGACAGGAATTTGGGATCGCGCGCGCGGATCGACCCGATCTCGCCAAAGATCGCCGCCTGCTGCTCCTCCCGCGTGACGCGCGGATCGAACATCGATCCGAAATCGAACGACCCCCGATCGGCCGAGGCGCGCCGCTCCATCGCATTTTGCCAATAGCCCGGATTGACCATCGGCTTCAGCCCGCGCCGCGCGCGATCGGCATTAACGGCGGTCAGCACCGGTTCATATTCGCGCCGCAGCCGCTCGGCCTCGGCATCGACCCGATCGCCCCGCGCCAGCGTGCGACTGGCCGACCAGACTTCACCATAGGTCGCGGGGCGCTGCGCCGGCTGCATGCCCTGGCGCGGATCCTCCCAATCGGGATCAAACACGCCGGTCACAGGCCGACATCCTGCGCGAAACGCTCGAAATCGACGGTCCAGATCCCGCCGGACTTCACCTTCAGGATCTGGTTATTGGGTCCATGAAATTCATATCGGCCATCGGGGCGTAGCGTCGGCTGATAGCGCTTGACCTCGACCGGCGTCATGGCGCGGCCATCCTGCCAGACAGGGGTGCGATCGCTCTGTCGAAAGGTGAAGCGCGACCAGGCGCGATCGAACCGATCCTGTGTCATGTTGGGCGTCAGCAGCATCGGCGCGCCATTTACGCGACCAACCCCGCCCAGGCGCTCGCCACGCGGCCCGAGCGTGCCGCCCAGGGCCTGATGAATGAAGGGAGCAAACTTGCCTTCCTCATAGGCCTGCGCTCCATCGCGCGTCGAAAAGGCATAGAGGTTGCGGGCCGTATCGAACGCGGCATTCAGATCCGCCGGGTTCATCAGCTGCGCCGCCGCACCCAGGCGCGTGTCGAACGCCTCGCGCGCCTCCGTGCCGGCAACCCCGTCGATTAGCGTTCTGTTGCCCTGGCGCACCTCCGCGCCGGCGACGGACGCCGTCCGGATATCACGGGGCAGGGTCGCAAGCCGCGCCAGCATCGCATCATTAGGCGCGATCTGGCGTGCAACGGAGGTGATCGACCGATAATCCCCCATTGCAGCAATCTGGTCGACGACCGCTAGGCGCGCCTTGGGACTTTCGCCGGCGCGCGCGCGCAGATCTGCCGCTTCATTGGCGGTCAGGAGGGGGACTGGCCTACGAGCAACGCCCGACACGGTACGCGCCCAGCTTTTACGCGCTGCGATGGATTGCGGGTCGCCTAAATCCAGAGCAGGCGGCGGCATGTTATTTTTTGCCGCCCACTCACCGGGGTTACGATTAAACGTTTCGGTCGCGGGACCACGCATTCCCCGCAGCGTTTTTAATTCGATGTCTTCATGCGCCGACCGCTTCTGCTTCCCAGCCAGCACGTTAATGCGATCATCAAACTGCTCTGGCCGCCAAACGTCGGCAACCTTACGGACCCCCGCCTCGACCCTCGCAATCCCGATCTTGGTCGCACCGCCTTCGTCACCCATCGCTGACAGCCGCCCCTGCAGCTCAGCCAATCGTGCATCAGGGATAATGACGCCGCCGCTCATTTGGGCTTTGACGGTCTCAACTTCATCCTGCAACGCCTGCTTTTGCAGCTGCTGCTGATGCGCCACCTGCGCGTCCGCCCGGCGAACCTCGACCTGGGCGCCGTTGCGCGCCTGCTCGATCTGCGCCGGATCCAATATGTCGTTGAAGGTGCCGGCGTTTAGCATCGCCAGTGCGATCGCCGGATTGCTGTCATTCAGTCCGTTGAGATAGCCGATCGATACCCGCTGCTCATGTTCACGGACCAGCTTGTCCTTCACGTCGGCCGGGACACCAGCCATGGCCTCGATGCCGGCGCGGCCGAATTTCAATTCCTCCGCGAAGCTGGCCGGATCATGTGCCAGGCGCGCGCGATTGGCGGACAGGTCCGATGTCTGCTGAAAATCGGCGACCGTCTTGCCGATCCGCGCGCCCTGCTCAAACTGATATTCGGACGAACGCAGCCGTGACCCGAACTCGCCCAGCTGCTGCTCGGCATGCTGGATCAGTCGCGTCTCGGTCATGCCGGTCAGCAGCTGGGCACGTTCATCGTCCCAGGCCTTGGCAACGGCATCAGCATGGCCGGCCGCGCCCGGCGCCGCATTGTTGCGCGCGTCGATCGACACCCGATCCATCCGCTCGCGCGCAGCCGCAAAGCGCGCATTGAAATCAGCCGTTTCCTGATCGGCCTGCTGCTGGCGTTCGATCTTGTAGGCGTTGACCTCATTGCGATGGACCGTATCGCCCAGCTGCGAAATCGCCCGACCGACATCGGAACCGAACGCATTGGCATCCGCGATAGGCGTCGGCGTCAACCGTGCGTCGCCCCGCTGGCGCTGATATCTGCGCGCCTCAAGAGCCATAATTCACCTTGGCAAAAGCGCGGGAAACGGCATCTCTCGATCCGCCCGTCGTGACGATCCCGGCGCTGGACGAAGGCGTCGCTCTGCCAGACGACGCGTTTGCCCAGTCGGCCTTGTAATCCAGCACTGTCGAAGCCGACTGGAATAACCCGGCCGTATAGGCATTCTTGCCTGCCGACATCGCCTGCGCGCCCTGGACGCGATAACCCTGCGCCCGCGACGCCGCCTCCCGTCGGGCATTGAGCGCATCCAGTGTGGCATTGATCTGGCTTTCGCTCAGCGCATCGAGAGCCGACCCCGTTCCCATCTGGAAACCGTTTCCGCCCTGGGCAGCAACCTGCTCCCCGATCTGCGCGCGGGCCACCTCGCGGATCCGCGCTTCCTCCGCAGCACCCTCGCGCAGCGACGAGATCGCATTTTGTTCGGAAACCCGCTTGTTATACTTGCCCGCCTCATAGCTGGCCGCACCGGAAACCAGGCTACCCACCGCCGCGACCGCCTTGTCGACCATCAGGCGATCCTTTCCATCAGCATATGGGTTTCACCGGCCGCGCCATAGCGGCGCAGGACATGCGACGGCTCCAGCCCGGCCAGCATCGCAAAACGCATCTCCGGTGTAGGAGCGAGCAGCGCGATCTCTATCAGCTGCTGCGCGTCGAGCGGCCCAACATTGCCAAGCACACCTTCGACATCAGCCGCCAGCGCCACCGCTTCGACGCGACGATAATGGCCCCGCAAAACACGCGATCGCGCGAAACGCGTGACCGCCAGATGCGCCGCGCCAACACCCCGCGCCAGCACGGCCCAGGCGATGACATGACTGCCGCCCAATGCAACGCGCAGACCCAGACAGGCGACGAGCCGACCATTCCAGCGGCAAGCCCAGGCCTCCCCCCAATCGCCTTCCTCGCCAACACCGCACATCGCCAGAGCGTCCTGCGACTGGATCGGGCCAGTCAGGCCCAGCTGGATCATCTGGTCGGGATGCCTTTCGATCCGCAGTAGGTCGGCGGGGCGGGCAGGCATGACATCGAGCATCACGCGTCATCACCCACATCGATGCGTGGCATGGCCGCAATGATGGTCGCCGGCAGCGGTACGTCCGAAACGAATTCCGCCTGACCATTGCGCGACCAATCTGCGCTGACAGCTTTGCTGCTATCGCCCGTATAGGGAGACATGGCCTGATCCATGTGCATGCCCGTTGGACGATCGAACAGATTGTCGAGCTTTTGGCCGGCACCACCTACGCGAATACCCACAGTTTCCAGCACGCGGACAGCCACCCGTACCAGCCTGTGCTTCAGCCCAACGCTGGTCTGACCGTTCATTTTCAATTCCGGGCGCAGCGTTACGCAACGCGCAGTATAAGGCAGTCCCACCGTCACTCTGAACGGGACGCCCGGCACCGCCTTGCTTGGCAGATCGAACGATCCATCGCTGGCAACGGTAATACCGTCAACCACAGCACCCGCCGCCAGCACCGCCACCGCCTTGCCCGCCAGGTGATCCGCCCCGGTGAAATGCGTCTGGTTGGCCGCCGCCATCACCGTCAGGCCACCGTCGACGAAAAATGCGTCTTCGATCGGGTCGCCATCATCGCGCCATTTCGCCATGCGCTCGATCGACTTGACCCCGTCTCGCAGGACGAGTGCCCAAAGCTCGTCATCGACACCGTCCTGGTCCGTCACGCAAACAGCGGACAAGATCCGGCCACCACCACCCAGAACGATACGGGCGAAGCCCTTAACCTCTTGCTCGGGCGCGTGGGGATGAACCGCCAGCTGGCCGTCACCACGCACACCGAACAGCAATTCCTCCGGCTCTTTCTGGAACGCCATCTGAACGATGCCGCTTTTCGTGATATGGCGGGACCAGACAGTCAGATTGTTGGCGATGTAGCGATCGCGCGAGAAATCATAGCCGACCTCGCGCAACTTCCGGCCGCCGCGCTGCACAAAGATCGTGGAACTAGCGATTTGTGCGGGAAAGACGGCGCTTGAACCATAGAAGCTCTGCGGATCCGCGCCGATATTTTCGCCACTGACTGCCAGCGAACTGTTCACTGCCCCGACTGCGATTTCGCGTGACGCCGTGCCGATGATCAGCTTGCGGTCGCCGACGACCCACAGGGCGGGATCTTCCGTCGCAATGGTCTGCCGGAACGCCAGATCCGCCGCCGTTGAACCGCTGCTAGTCGTCGTAGCAAAATTGACCTGGCCGCCGGCATAATCACCCACGACGCTGCCGTGAATTTCGAAATCCTTGATCGCGATAAGCCGACTGCCCCAAATGGTCAGAAGGCCAGGCCACCCATAGGCATTGGAAAAGGCGCCGAACGTCCAGCGCCAACTGGGTACCGACTGAAGGCTATCAGGCAGCTTGCGCGTAACGATCGCCGTCGCTGTGGTGCCGCCGCCACCGACACCCGTGATGGTGACTATGCCATAACGGTCATGAACGTAGCGCCAGGCGACACCGTAAGGCCCGTCGCCGTTGATATCTGGCCGATCAGATCCATCCCACTCGGCGCCGCTGCTGTGCGTTGGCTGAACCGACCCGGTAATGCCCCCAGTTTCCGCTATATAGACCTTGCCGTCCGACCGCACCTTGGTGCCGATCGCAATATCTTTGCGCCCGACCTCCCAAGCTTGCGTCGATGAGAAGTCGAACGCTTCCATGCGGAAAGGCGCGCCGACATGACCCGCCTGAAAAATCGGAGCAGTGGCGGTGATGGTGATGGCGGCGCCGACATCGATACCGCTGACAGATACAGTGACACCCTCATCGACGTTGCCGTCGCGGAAGGGACCATTTTTCAGGATCAGTGCGCCATGTTGAAATGTCGCCGCGCCTGTCCGCGCAATTGCGGCGGGCGGATAGGATCTGTGACCAATATACAGGCGATCGAAATTCTGCTGAAGCGACAACTGCGGCGCATCGGCGGCGGCATAAGGCGTCACCAGTTCATAGGGCACGCCTGGTGATGTCTCGATGCGGCCCCCATTTGTGAAAAATCGGGCCTTCATGTCGGCCCACTCGATCACATAGTCCTGCGTCAGATTGAACCGGAATGTGGACAGCCAGAGCGACGTGTCGTCAGCAGGGCGGATATATTCGAAACCCGGCCGCTTGACGATCGGACCCTCCACGGTCGGGACGAAGTTTTCGCAGGTTTCAAGGCCAATCTGGTAGACGGCCGTGTCCGATCGTCCCATCATGCGGGGCGACAGCTCACCGCCGTTGAAGCTGTTGATGATGGCGCGGATGACACTCATCGGCGCGGCCAGACGTCACCGCCGCCGAAGCGCGCCATTTCCCATTCGGTCCACGCAGGCTCGACAGCAGGGTTTTCACGGGCGTCGGCGCGCTTCGCTTGCGACAGACCATCTTGATAAAGCTGCCATCCTGCGCTGCGGTCATAGCTGCTACCGGCGATCCGCGTGCCGATCTGGACCGCAATGCGGCGGGAAAAGGCGACCGCGAACAGATCGTCCCATTCCGCCGGCTCTTTCAGGTCGCGCAGATAGCGAATATAGACAGGACCGGCACTGTTGCAGAGGATTGATCGCCCTTCGACCTGATAGTCAGAGAGGTTCAGCACCTCGATCAGGCGCAAACAATCTGACGGCAGCGGGAAACTGTAGCCCCATGGATAAGGAACATCGTCCAACGCTTCGGCCGCCAGGCCCTTGCGCGCCATGAAGCAGTTCCAGCTATGGTCACGGATAGCCGCGCGGCGGCATAGATCCCAGACAGCGCTGATCGTACGACCGATATGCGTATCGTCGGCGGGCGTCACGATCTGATCGTCCTCGCCGATCAGCGAGGCCGCCATGTTTGCGATGGTGACATAATCCGCCATCGCCTGTGCGCCTTACAGCTGCGGCCAAGCGGCGCGCTGGATCTGCTGCTTGAAGGCCTCCAGCATCAGTATTGCCTCGCCCTTGGTCAATTTCGTCTGGTCGATATTGACGCTGATCGTGTCGCTCTGCGCCTCCGCCGCACCGGCCGCGACCGTCACATCCTTGGCCGTCAGGCTGGCGCCGCGCTTCATCGTGAGTTTGAAAACTGCCATCGCCTTGATCCACTATCGGGGGGAAACAAAGGTACCGGGACGGCGATCGACGGGCGCCGCCCCGGCTTCAGCCTGACAAGGGTCAGGCCGAAATCGTATATTCCACGTCAATGGTGCCGATGATCGCACCGGCGATCCCGCCGACGCCCAGCGTCAGCCACAGATCCTCTTCAGCCGTGGTTTTCGCGGCGGCCGCAGCCGATGTGCGGGGCCCCAGCGGGGTAGGCGTGTCGACAGCCGTGAGCGTCTTGGCGTTGACATATTTCGTCGGTGCGGCGGTGGTACCGACCGAGAGGGTGGTGGTGCCCAGCGTGGTATTGACATTGCCGATGACGGCCTTGACGACGGCGCCGATCGGCAACCGGCCGAGATACAACCGGTCGCCATTCGCCTGGGCGGTGCCAGTCGGGAAGGATGCGCGAATGCAACGGCGCTTTGCGTGGACGATACCGCCATCGACGGGCTTGGGGGAGAGCGACCCGTCCGCATAACCGACCTGTTCGAGTGCATAACGATCTACCATTTTCTGTCTCCGGTGCGAGAACCATCAGGGCGGGGCGCGTAGGGCGTCCCGCCTTCGATCAGGCTTCGCTGTTGAGGATGATGCCGACCTTGCCTGACTGGGTGCGAGTGGCGGCCACGGTCGTGCTGGCGAAATATTGCTCGGAGTAGCGCTTGGTCGGCAATCGGTCGCCGCCGATCGCGAACAGCTTTTCCCACTCGACCGCCGCCAGGCCGTCCTTGACCCAGAAGGGATTGCGGCGATAGCCATTCCCATCGAGCGTGAGGGGCGCCGCATCGAGCATCGGATTGGACAGTTCCATCTCGATGATCGTCCAGCCCAGGATGCGCGTGAAGTTACCCGTCTGCGCATTGATCTGGGCGCCCAGGCTCTTGAAGTCCTCCGAGGTCAGCTGCACGTCCTTCAGCAGATCGTCCTGCTGTTCAGCGGTCAGCACGATGAAGCGCTCAGCGTCCATATCGTTGAAATTCTGCGCCAGGATCTTGCGGGCCGTCCGCAGCTTGTCCAGGTTCATGCGCTGCGGGCCGGCTGCACCGCCCTGCGCCACCGGAACCGTCATGCCGCCTGCCAGCGGGGTCAGCGTCGTACCATCCTTGCCGGTGATCATGTTGCCATACAGGCCAAACAAGCACTGATCGTCCCAGTGGCGATTGATCGCATCGCGCTGGGCCATCATGTACCCAGAGCCGATGTTGATGTTAGTCGCCAGCTTGTCGTTGCGATCCAGCAGATCCGCGACATAGCTTTCGACGGGCTTGGTCACCCAGACGCGCTCATGGGGCGTATTGGTATATTTCGTATCGCCGTGCCGGTCAGAACCCTTCTGGGTCTTCACCGCGCCAACAAAATCCTTCAGGTCGACTTTCTCGGCACCCTTTGCATCAACGGGGCCTGATGCATGCGGATAGATTTTGGCCGTCCGCTGCTGCAGCATGACTTCCAGATTATTCTGGAACTTCGATTGTGCGGTTGTATTGACTTGGTCGGACACGATATGCCCTTTCGAAAATCGGAGTTGAGGCCAATTTGCGAAGGGCTTGCCGGACGGCGCCGGGCCACTCTATCGATTAACGCCCGCGATCGGCGCCCCGTCCGGGGAGGGCTCCGGGCCGGCGAACCGGCTTGCCAGAGGCTTGAACGATGCGGGGAGATCGACCGATCCCCCCGAACCGGAAATGCACAAATCTCATAGCGCGACTCGCCGGTCAAGCGCGCTTTTTGGCCTCTGCCTCAACAACGTCATTCAGGCGATTATAGCGTTCGAACTCGGGTGTGCCGGGGACGATCTTCTTGACCATTTCCGGGTCGCCCTTCATCCGATTGATCTCCGCCTGCGCCTCCGACGCGCTGACGCCAAATCGGCCGGAACCGCCTGTGATCAGCGTGTCCTCGGCGATGCCGCCGCCAATCTTCGCCAGAAAATCGAGCGCCTTGTCCGAACCCCATGCATTTTGCAGCTGGGCGATCATCGTACGATCGATGCCAAGGCCACGCATGGCAGCTTGACAGTCGGCCAGCTTCGCATCTTTTTGCGCGCCCCATTCGGCGATCTTGGCCTGGGTCAGTTCATCCTGCCACTTGACCTCAGCGATATGCTCCTCGACCTGGTGCGCCACGAAGGCATTGGCGACCGCCTCGAAACCGGCCTTGGGCAGGCCTGCCTTGTGCGCGATGTCAGCCAGCTTGCCAATCATCTCGCCGTCGAGCTCGAGCCCGCCGGACGTTTCGGGCAACGCAACCTGGTAACCGTCCGGCGCATCGGGCACGCCGATCGCCTTGTTGAACGCCGCGACATCTTCCGCGCTCGCGCCTTCCCCCGGCACCTTGACGCGCCCGCTTTCGTGCAGACCTTTTTCCGCAAAGCGATAGGCTTTGACTAGGCCGTCCAGATCCTTGAACCCTTTGGCCTTCACATAATCGCGATGGCTCGCCGTCTCCCCTTCACCAGTTTCGGCCGACAGATTGGCATACCAGTCCGGATCGACAGCGCCCGCACCAGCACCACCATCCCCGCCACCGTCACCGCCAGTGTCGATCTGCTGCTGCTGCTGATCATCACCACCTTCGCCGCCGCCGGCACCACCGCCGCCCAGCAACGCGGCTGCCCCACCCACATCAATATCCATCGTCGACCTCCATCAGAGTTTGAACAAGTTTTTCGTCTAGATTGAGAAATTCCATGATGCGCAGCCACACTTCCCGGCGGCCCGCCATCTTCGCCATGATCAACGGATCAGGGGAAAAGCCGCTGCTCTGCGCCCGGCAATAATCGCGCAGGTCCGCCAGCACCGCTTCAGCATCCCGTTTCAACAGGCCGCCATCACCGAAGAATAGCCGCTGCGCCGTGACTTCGACGCCCTCCGGTTCTTCTTCGACAATCTCAGGTTCACGCAGAAACAGCCGCTTGAACGCGCGCGATTGCAGCACAGCGCGGATCCGCTTTTGATTGCGGATCATCGTCTCGCTCATATGCCCTCCGCGATTTGGTTGCCCTGGGCGATCGATTTATAGGCGTCAGCCACCTGGCCCAGCTGCTCGGCAGTCTGTGCCTCCTGCTGGGCGTCGGCCCGCGCCTTGCGCTTGGCTGCCACCTTGTCCGGGGTCGCGATCCAGCTAGGCCGCACGCCCAGCACCTCGGCCAGGCCGGGGGCAGCCGCGTCGGTATCAACATGGTCGAACACGCCGGGATCGACCTGCGCCATGGGGGTCATGGTTTCGAGCCAGCGCGTGAAGCCCGCCGCTTCGCCGGCCCGCGCCATGCGCGACAGCGGGTTGTCGTAAAACACCATGGGCCGTGCCCCAGCTTCCAGCACAACGGCGGGGAAGGGGTCGATCTGGCCGGCCGCCATCGCCAGTTCGAGGTCGCGCAGCGTTACCGGGTTCTGTTTTTCCGTTTCGAACCGGTCGGCATAGGGCTCGACCAGCGCACCCTGTTTCGCCGCGATCTCCAGCACCGCTTGGGCGGATCGCTGGACGGCACTATCCTGACGCAGCAGCATCCAGAATTCTTCCATGAACTCCGTCCGCACGACACTCCGCTCGCCTTCCAGCTGATCCATGCCTAGCTGCAGATTGCCGCCCTGGGGAATGGGCTGGACCAGCAACCGTCCGGCCTGATCGACCAGACCGGGGTTGAGGCCGCCCGGCTTTGTCACAAGCGCCGTGATCCCGTCATCGTCATAGAAGGCGAGCGCCGGATCGACCGCCTTGTGACCCGCGCGCAAGATCGTCTGCGCCATGACATTGGCGCCCATGATTGATGGCAGGACGTTCGACGCGGGCGATCGTCCATATTTCTCGCCGGGCGCCGTGGCATGCCGCGAGACACTGATCGGCATGGAAGAGAAACCGCTGCGTTGCAGCAGCCATTTTTCGTCCAGAGCGATATAGGCTGACATGACCGGCTTGCCGCGATAGTCGAGCCGGCCGGGTTCCAGATCGCCGTTGGGGCGGACCGTGTGCAATATTTCATGCTCGTCATCCAGCTTGCCGTTTTTGATCTGCTCGCGCATCTTGGGCGTCAACGCATCGTCGCTGCCGAACAACTGGCGCAGCTGGCGCGTGGTGCGCGTGAAGCATCGCCGCACCGTGTCGACCGTGCCGACCACATCGGTATCGATATAACATTCGTGCAGAGGCAGGGCGCGGTAGAACAGGCCCCTGCCGCGCAACTCACCATTCCATAGCGGTGCGGTGCCATAGCTGCCCGTCTGCTGGAAATCCTCGAATGCCGCGACGCCAAATCCCGCCATGGGTGCGTAGCGGATCGCATAGAGGCGATCGCCGGCATGCTCGCACCAGCGCCGAACCTCCGGCAAACGATCCAAATCCTTATCGCCAAAGCGGATCTTGATATATTGCTCGCGGCGGGGGACCGTGATCGATCGCATCGCCGCGGCGAACCGTGGCAAGCTTTGTGTTGCTGTGACATCGAAATTACCGACGCCGCGCCGGTTGCCGGCCGTCTGCTTCAAAAATCCGCCGCTGGCGTTGGGGTTGACCCGCTCCTCAATGTCCCGCCACATCGGTTCATAGGGCGCGCGCTCAGCCTTGTTACGCTCGAGCTCGGCGACCTCGCGCTTGACCAGCGCATCATCCTGTTTGTCTTCCATCCGTCATGCCCCGCCAGTTGGGGGCGGACCGGCCGCCGAAGCCGGTCCGCCGATCCAGATCAGAAAAAGATATCGTTCGACAGGCCGAACTTTTGTCCGGCGCCAATCGACAACGGCTCGGGTCGCTCCGACCATGCCACCTGCTTGCCATCCAGCAGCAGCGCATAGCCCTTCACAAAGTAGGGCTCGCTGCCATGGGAAGGGCCATGAACCTCGACCGTTTCCTTGAGCATCAGCCCGAGCGCATGATCAACCCAGGCATCGCCCTCGACCACCACCGGGGTCGCCCCGCTATCCGCCTTGCCATCGCCGAACAGGATCTCGACCTTGTCGGCATCCGCGATCGCCGCGCGAAGCTTGTCGCGATCCAGCACTTCCTTGACCGGGCCGATCTTACGCGGCTTGACCGTTTTCTCGCCGTCACTCAATTTTGCGACCTTGGCCTTCGAACTCGCCAGATCTTTTTCCAGCCTGGCAACCGTCGCCTTCAGATCCTCGATCTCGGCCTGCGCGTCATCGGCGCTACCCTCGGCAGCGACCAGGCGCGCATGAAGATCGTCATTGACGCCATCCTGATCCGCATCGGCGATCGCCGCTTCGAATTTCGGATAGGCCGCATGAACAACCGCGCGGAACAGGACATCCTTCAGCTGCTGCTCTTTTGGCAGGTCGGCAAACGCCACAATGCAGGGATGGGTTTTCTTTTCAGGATCTTTGGTTTCACCATAGACCCAACCATCCTTTACCTTTTCCGCCATCCAGCTTTCATGACTGGCCGACGCATCAGCGTCCGGATTGGCGACATGAAACCCCACGCCGTTGACCGCACTGGTCCGCTGCCATTCAGGCGCTTCGCCCCAGGGCAATTGGCTGGCATCGCCCAAGAATAAACAATAATCGCGGTTCACTTCATGCGCGACCTGGGCCGTTGCCAGTGCCGCCGCCGCTATCAAAATACCTGTCATAATTGATCCTTTCAGCTGCCGAGTGTGGTTTTCGCGCCGGCGGCGGCCTCGGCGCCCCCCGTTCCGGTGAGCATGTCCGCCGCGCCACCCTTGCGGCGCAGTAGTTCGTCATTGGCCGCGACCTGCGCGGCCGCGTCGTCGCGCGTGACCGTTGGCAGCGCTTTGGGCGCTTTACCCGGCGTCGATACGAGGCCGACCGCCTTGAAAATCCCGCTTGTTAACTTCCGGATAAATGCCATCCCCGCCTCCTAAATGCCCCGTAAAACGTCGAAATTACTGTCATTGGTGACCCTGCGGCCGGCACCGCGCGGCTCGCGCCCGCGCGCCTTGGTGACGACATGCTCACCCTCGAGGGCGCCATATTGTTCGGCGTCCACGACATGGGTGAAGATGGTGTCCGCCACCTCCATCGTGCCGCGCGTTTCGCCCGTGCTCAGCTGTGATTTTTGGTAGCGATAGCCGCCGCTATGGGCCTTGATCAGGTGGCGGCACCGCTCACTTACATGGTAACCGTCGCGCTCCGACTGGGCTTTCCAGATGACTTCCTGGCGCAGGGCCTCGCGGTTGGTCTTGGCGGGGCGGATCGGACCCAGGCCGATCGCCGCGCCGCAGGCCAGAACCCAGTCATGCTCGTTATCTTCACGATCATCGGCCGCGAAGGCAGCGGGATCTGCGACGATCCGCACGTCGTCGGCCGTCAGGCCTGGGAATAGTTCCAGGGCGGCCGCGCGAACCTTTTTCCCAAAGGCGGTTGGACCGACTTTCAGCAATTTGCCCTTGTTCTGCCGATCAAGATTGACGACTTCGCCATGCGTCCGGATCTGGCTATATTCGTTCCGCTGAAGGAACACGGCGGCCGCGAACAACCCCTGGTCCAGGCCGATGATCAACTTGCGCCGGCGCATCCATTCGGTCGGGCGGACATGCAGACTATAGGAAAACTCCGCGTTGACCGGAGTGCCGTGCATCAGCGGCACCGGCTTGTTATGGACCATACGGTCGACATAGCCGGGCTTATGCTTGTTCGCGGCGATCTGCAGGATGTAATATCCGCGACCGTTGGCCAGATTGTGCAAATTCTCCGCGCCGGGATCCATGCCGCCGGGCTGGATGTAAGTCTTGATCAGGTCACGGCCGCCCAGCGCCGTCTCCAGCAGCACCTTGTCCTCTTCCGACATACCGGCCAGATCCTTGTCGAACGCCAGCTCGTAAGCGTGATTTTCGACGTCGGGCATGTTCATGGAGATGATGATCTGGGGATCCACGACACTGGACGGGTCGAGATCACTGAAGCGACCGACGCGGCCGGTCAGAAATGGCACCAGGTCGGCCGGCTGAAGATCCGCCTCATCGATGATGACCGCGTTGACTTCCCAGCCGCGACAGGCTTCCTCGACCGATTGCGTGCCGATCGCCCGAAACTCATATTCGATATCGAGGATTTCGAGCACGGCGCCGTCATGGTCCCGCTTCAGCACCTTGCGGAACCGATGCGTGCGCGGCGCCGCCCAGCTGAACTTGCCCTCGCTCTCGGGAATGATCGTGTGCCAGGACTTGATCGTGGTACTGTCGAGCGATGGATAGCTTTCGCGGATCACCCCGATCCGGGCCCGGCGGACCAACACTCCGTTGACCATGCGGCCGCCTTGCTTGGCGCCGACCAGCAAGCCGCATTGTAGCGCCGCCATCGTCTTGCCAGATCCCACAGGCCCGATGATGATCTTGATGAAAGCAGGATCGCGCATGAACGCATCGGCGATCGGGCCAGGTGATCGCAGCGTCCGGCGCTGAAGCTCGCGGGTGGTCATTCATCATCCTCCGGCACGGGGAGGAAATCACCCTCAACGATATTCTGGACCTGCGCGTCGCTATGCGTAACGCCGGCGATGACCAGGTCGGAAAGCCCAGAGAAATTCATGTCGACCGCGATCGGCTTTTTGCCCTCAAGGTACGGCAGGACCGTTTCAGCGCAGCGAGCCCGTAGGGCCGCAGCTTCCGCATAACTCATCCGCTCGACGACAATATTCGGCGTCCCATCCTTGCGAAAACTATGAACCTTTGGCTGTTTCGACGCTTCGATCAGCACCTCCGGCGGCGTGGCCTGGATTTGCATCAACGTGATGGCCGGATGCTGTCCAAACTGCAGAATGTAGCGCGCGAAATCGTCGTTTCGCTTATTGCGGGCCCCCTTCGGGCGACCGCCGCGCCGGCGTCGCGCTTCGCGCAGCACGGCCATATGGCCGGGGTCGCCGCCCAAAGCCTCGCGCGCTTCAACCATCTCCTCCGCCGACACTGTACCGAACAGGTCGACCTGCTCCGCCTCATGCGCCGCCTCGGCCTGGACGAGCGACCGCGCCTGATCCAGCTGGGCTTTCAAAGGATCTTTCGGCCGATCAGTTGACACACGCGCCTCCGACGTTACCGTGCCTAGATCGACGCAGCCCCCAATTGGCGATGACACCCCGACCCGTTTGCGGTCGCGGATCACAGGGCGCCGACTTCCACCCCGACCCGATCCGGCTCACGAAACTTTGGCGCGTCTCCGCCACGTCGCTCGGGCAGGCATGAAAATGGCTTCCGGTCGAAATCCGAAAAATCGCGTGTGCGAGGGGGCAGAGGATCTGGCGCGCCGCGCTTGGGGGGGCCACCCCCCTGGCCTGGACGGCCGCGATCGCGCCCAGGGCGCGCCGACCGATGGCCAGCGCCGCGCCACCCGTCAGCCTGTCTAGCTGACGACGACGCTCCAGCATCAACGCATTTCCGCCGATCCGCGCCATGCGTTCCAACATCGCCGTTCCAACACGCGCATGTCGCACTCCGCAAACCCACGGAAATCCGCCATTCTTGCCCGCGCGCTGCGCCTGGTCGCGATCGCCGCCCTCCGCGCCCAGGTCGCGGCCGATCCCGGCCGCCCGGCCGAATTCCAAACCCGAAACTTTCGCGGCCGCGCCCCTCTCTGATCCCCTCAATTGGCAGGGCGACCATGATGGCGATGCCGAAAGGCAGGTTTCCGCCCAGTATTTTACGCGAAACCCACGGATTTCCGCCGTTTCTTGAGCGGCAGCGTATGCCGGTTCTGATGAGAACCGTTTCAGAACCAGTCCAGAACCATTAACAAACTGATTTATATAGATAATGTGACTTGGTTCTGTGGTTCTGTGTTTTTCGACCCCCCTATACGCGCGGGCGTGCGCATACACGCGCCCGCACACATCACGCGAGGCCCAGCGCGAGAACCGGAGAACCGGGCACAATTTTCCAGCGATTTCAGTGGTTTGATGGTTCTGACGCGGTTCTGAACCGGTTCTCGCCAGAACCGCCCCACGGGCCCATTGGCGCGGCGAACATTGGCAATCCATCATCTCTGCCCCCGAACGGGCCGGGGTGCAAGGCGCAAAAACAAGCTCTAAGCGCTTGAGCGGGCCAGGGTGACGCGCGACGAGGGGAAGCAATGCTGAGCGGCCGCGCACCGCTGCGCGCGCCGTCGACCGCTTCGCGGCCGCCATCGTGCTCGCTGCGGCCGCATGTTTGGCGACAGGATCGGGCCGGGGCGCGAGGAGCCCAAGAGAGCCCCCGCCGGTCGCGTCGCTGCGCGCCGCTGCGGGGGCGATTTTCGCACTTGACATGGCGCTTTCATGCGGGGTTGCGCGAGCGAAAATCTTTTTTTGTTGGGGGATTGACTTGGTCATTATTCGCCAACTTTCTGCCACCGGGCGACCGATGGAATTTCACTTTCGTCGATCACCTGATCGAGCGGCACGAGGGTGGCGGTCAGGCTGGAAATGCCGAATTTCACCTTCACGCCTTCGATCGCATCCGGGCAGCGACCCAGCGCCTGCGACCACACGCCGCCCGCCCATTTCTTGCCCATGAAGATGCCGCTGAGCGCCTGATGCGTGTTCGCTACGGCCAGATAGCCGGGCTTGGTCGGCTCCCATGCCTTCGCGCCCTTGTCGGTCGTGGTCACCAGCTTCATGCCGAGCTCTTGCAGGCGCCGATGATAGGCCCGCGCCTTGTCATCGGTGATCAGCGGGTCGATCATCTCCTGGACGGCCGCGCCGACCCATGTGCCGATCGACTGGCGTTCGTCACCGCCGCGCGACTGCACCATCGTCGTGCGCAGGTGCGACAGGCAAAGCTCATGCTCTTCCGCCGCGTCCGCGACCTCGCGCAGGCCCTTCACGTCACACATGCCGGCGATCTGGTCGATCGTCTGCTGATCGGGCAATGCGTCGTAAAGCAGCAGGTCGGCGCAGGCGAGCAACGTGCCGAACTGGTCGCACGCACGCGCCTTATGGCCCATCGCCTGCAACGCATCGCGATAGGCCTCGAACGCCTCATCCCAACGCTGCCAGCCATCGACCATGCGCCGCTGCAACTGCCGCCCCATCTCGCCTAACATCTTCGCATCGCGGGGCGGGGGCTTTGCGCCGCCCTGGAGCGGCTTCAGCGCGCAAATGGCCCAGCGGGACCGGTCCTGCGGCTCCATGGGCGGAATGAGGATGGACGAGGCCCAGAACTGGCTCTGCAGCGTGAAATCGACGCTGTTATGGTCCTGGCCACCACGCCCCGCATCATCGCCGCTGGACGAGATGCGGGCGAGCTCGAGGATCGCCTTGTTCCGACGTGGATCTTCCTCCGCCTCGAGCTCGTCCAGAAATACGGGGATGGTCGAATTGCGCAACCGCTGGCGGATGTACGCGGCCGAGGGATCCGCCGATCGCAAAGCCCCCTTGGCGAACAGGCCGGCCAGGAAGCCATGCTTGCCGTTCAGTGTCGATTTGCCGGTGCCGGCGCCGCCGGTGATCCAGATATTGGACCGCCATTCCAGCGCACCGCCGATCATGCCGCATCCAATCCCGCCCAGGACGAGCAGCGGATCGAGCAGCGGCCGCTTCCAGTTCCAGCTGGCGACGATCGCTCGCACCTGGTCCGCCACGCGATCGCCGACCGGTTCGGGCCAGGGCCTGGGCAGCGGTGCCGCCGCCGGATAGACGAAATCGCCATGCAGCCCGGTCGGTTGATATTCGATCTCGGCGATCGCGCCTTCGATGCGCAGCGCCCGCCGCATCACCGTATTGCCCAGATGGATGATCAGGCCATCATTGGCCCCACGATGCGCGCCGGCGCCACGGATGCGCCCGGCCGGATCAAAGATCCCGCGCCGCGTACACTCCACGATCATCGCGGCCGACGCGGCGGCCTGGTCCCACCCGACGATCTCACTTTCCTCGACGACGACCCAGCGCTTTTCGGCCTTGTCATATTCCTTCTTGGGCTTCGACCATTGCGGGAAATTCTTTTCCAGCCAGCCCAGCTTGGTCCCGAACAGCCCGATCAGGCTATTCTTGCCATGCTTGTTCGCCATCTCCAGCGCGATGATCTGGCCGTTGATGTCGAGATACCAAGCGCGTTGATCCTGCACGCCCAGGCACCGGATAGGGCAATTGAGCGGCAGCGGCGGCGCGTCCAGCCCGTCATCATCGTCATGCCCGCCAAAGGGCGAGATATCACCCTCATCAGCCAGGATCGGCGCATCCTCGGCGCCGTCGATCGCTAATCCAATGTCGACGATATTATTACCCCGGGCCGACATCAGATGCTGCCCTTGCCCAGGCGCTTGCCGGTCCCGCTGCACTCGCTTGGCGACCGGCATTCCTGCGCACGCTCGCAATGCGTCGACGGGCACAATTCCCAGGGTCGCGACGTCATCGCGCGGATAACCGGATCATGGCGTTTTTCCATCTCGCCGTAGCGCGGCAGCGGCAACTTAGCTTTCAT